GCAATTTCCTCCATAATTTGCGGGGTGAAGGTGTGACGATGTGGATAATCATCTGTTGGTTCGAGTTCCACAACGTGCTCACGTTTGGGTCCTCCCAGTGGAAATCCAATAGATGTGTCCAACTTAATGGCATCAATGAATTTTTCACCAGGTATCCCACAGATATTCTCTTCATCCGTCAAGGGTCGAGCATCACACCACAAATCCGATTTGAACAATGGTAACAACGGTTTCTCATAATCGTGAACAGCCTTCATCAACAGATCAGGCTCAAAAGGATGCGCAGGGACGGCAACATTTGCCAAACATTTCTGCCAACCATACCAGTCCGGATTCATCTTCGGAGGTCCATAGATATTGGGAATCTCACAAACTTCAATGATGTGTGGACTTATCGGGGTGACACGAACATCACTCTTGGAAACGCTACGTCCAGGACAAGAACCCAGGTACTGTAGTTGTGAATCATCAGGTAAGTAGTTCAAGGGACTTTTCTTGTGTAGTGGATCAGGTTTTAATACCTGTGTATCCAAAACAATGGATGGAAAGTCCCCATCTGAACCTGTGACAACAACACTGGTCATGGATTTGATTGCTTCAATTCCTGTACGCAGTTGATCCTGTGTGATTGAACCATAGCAACCAACATTGCTACCCTCTATTCCTCCCAAATGGACTCCCAAAATAGTTGATCCATTGGTATCGGATAAAAGAGGTGCACCGCATAAGCCACCAAATGTGGCCATATCAAAATTGCGGTACATACCTCCCTCGAAGGAACAGCATGTGGTCACACGTTGTGGTTTGGTGATACCACGACCTCTAGTGAACGTACCAGCAACATCCCTATAATACATTGAAAAGGGAGTTGCGGGCATCCAATCAGTTGGAAAGAAATCCACAAGATTTTTGAATGATCCACCATTCGGACTATAACACAATCGGAGATCTGTGTCAGGTATCTGATACGTGAGAGACAAGTGTAATCTAGTAGCGAATTTGCCCCCGGACTTATCCGGGTGCCTTTTCCGCAGAGTACACTCCAACGAATCACCAAAAACGTCAAAGTAATGGTTGGGAACCAAAACAATATTCGACGTTATCATAAGGCAGTTCATTGTGCCATAATTGTCGTCATTGTTGCACCTACAGTGCAAAAGTGACTTCTCAATGACATTCTCCAAGTGATCAGGTGACATTCTTTTCGATTTCTCTGATATAGGTAGTGGTCGTTTCACGACCTCAGTCCATGGTGATTCTTCAGCATCTCGCTCTTTCACATCGCGCTTGGTCTTTGGCTCAAGTGTGCCTTGTGTATCGATCTTGCTATTCTGCATCTCCCGATATCCTTTTGCCAGTCCGTACAAAACGGCTAGTGCAAGACACGATGCAGTAATTCCATAGGCATATTTGTCTCGAACTTTCCGTAGTAACGGGGCAATAGCCAAGTTCGAAGTCCTCAAATCTTCATGCAATTCATCCCTCACGTTATCAATAAGACGACGCATAGAGAGACTATAAGCGAGAAGATTCATAAAACTAAACACAACAAAAACTGGCAGTGGAAGAACGAGGTAGAATGCTATACACGTGAGAACAAAGAAACCAAATTTCGTCCTTGCTTGTGATCTCGCATTGCTGGCAAGACGATCTTCATAGATCCACTCCATACAAGTACGGAAACGTGTATCCTGAAGGACGCTTGCGGGTACAATACTTATCCAATTCCACTGAGACAGGAACCTTGTCCCTCTTTCATAGAGAGCTTCAGCAACTGCCCCATCAGCTTTGTCAAGTAATTGATCCATTGAAAAACGCGGATCTCCTTTCAGTAGCAATCGTCTCGCCACTCCTAGAGTCTGCAATCCAAAGTGCACTTCCAAAGGGTGATCGGGGCAAAGACCTGCAATATGACAGCAGCCATCG